TATGTATTTCGTTTGAAAATATTTCTATTTTGTTTTGACTATAAGCAACAAGAATGGCAGTGCTCTCATTTTTAATTTTCCAAGTAATTTCTGATTGATAATTTTCTCTAACTCCAACTGAGGTGTTATATGCTTTATGGAATAAGGGCTGCGAAAATGATAATGTTGTAAATATTACAAAAATAAACGATATTAAATATTTTTTCATTTGTTTGAACTTTTGATTTTCCATTTAACTTTTTCCTTATCTGAAGTCCAAAAAACTACAATATCGGCTTCATTTATGTCATCAACAAAATATATTTTTTTACCTTTTGAATACCAAATTGGAGATAGAAAGATCATTCCAGGTTTAGTACATTCCAATTCCGAATTAACTTTATATCCAACTATTTGAGCCTGTTCTTCTATTTTTGTTTGATAAACAAAATACTCAGCTTGGATTTTATTTTTCACCGGTTTCCAAATTTGTGATAAACCGATAAACGGAATAAAAAGGAATAAAAAAAACAAATTATTTTTCATTTTAATTAATCAAAATTTAAATCATCACCCATGAAATACTTATCACTTTTATCTTTAATATAAGCTTCAAGCTCATTAGCGGCCTTGAGATATGATTTTCTTAACTTATGAAATTTTTCATCCTCAATTTCTTCAAAAGAAGAATAATGTTTGAAGCAATAATGAAATCCTTCTTGTTTAATTCTGGAATATAGATAACTGAAATCCTCTAAGTTTGACATATGATTAAAGATTATGTTTTTTTCTAATATAATCAAAATATAGGTTAGCACCTTTATAAACTAAATAAAATCCCATACAAGTTGATCCAAATATTATAAGTTCAATGAAGTTTGACAATATAAAATATACCGCAAAAACTACAATGAACACTGCGAACCAAAAAGACCCTTTAATTATTGACCCCATAAATTTTCCGAGTTGGTTTAGTATTTCCATATTGAAAAGAATATACAAAACTAATAATAATCTTTGAGAAAAACAAATTTATTTCAAAGTTTTTACAAATTCCATTATTTCAGGTCTGTTGAAGAATTGTTTAACATCATCTTGCAAATGTTTTGTTGAGCAAAAACTATTAAAGAAAATTTCAGGAATTTCGTCAGCCTCCTCTTCCCAAGCTTCAAAGTCATAACCATCTGGTGTTAGGTCTTTTTCTCTATCACCCCACTCCATAGCTCGTATTTCGGTTTCCTTTTGATCAAACACACCTTCGGAATCAATAAAATAGTTATCAATTTTCAAATAAGCGTGTATCAATACTTCATCAATAACTTCACCCTCATCATCAATTCTATTTGCCAATAACAAATAAAACTTAATTTCTTTGTTGGGCAATAGTCTCTCAAATACCTTTTTGACATACCTTGCAAAAAAATGACAGTGACCCCACTGATAATCGTTTCCTACTTTAAACTCCATTTTTATTAAATGTTAATTCTACATCTATGTTATATAAACTACCAGGTAAAAATTTGTATAATCTTATTAATAATTCATCGAATATTTCAAGTTTGTGATTCCAATTAAAATCATCTTTTTGAGGATATATATTTGTATTTACTTGTTCTTCTTCATTCTCATCCAAATAAAACTCCTCAATTTTTACAATTCTAACATAAACAGTTCCATAAAATTTAACACCATAATTAATTCTTTCTAAATGACCATAACGACTAACCATTTGAAGTTTGTTATGTCTTTCAATAAACTCATCATCAATCTCGTCTATATCTGTTTTTGGATCAAATTTTATGGTAATCTTATACAAAACGTCTTGACCCATCGCATCAGTATCTTCAAACTCTATTATGTTATTAATATTGATTAACTTTTCTATTATCTTCTCAGCCTTTAATGATTTTTCGGTTTTTGCCATGATTTTTATAAATATCTTATATTTATAATTTGTAATGAACATAATAATCGATAGACCACAATTAGTTAGAGCAGTTTTACTATATTTAACAAAATCATTTGGAAATTTAACACCAAAAGAAATTAAAAAATATCCGGATTCATTATTTTATGTTGATTCTAAAAATAGGGTGTTAATGGAATATAACAAAAGAAATAAGGTAGTTCGGATAAGTGATAGTAATATTTGGTCAAAATTGGAAAAGTCTTTTAACTTTAACTATGCTGAGGTTCAGTTGATTATAAATGACTGGTTGGAGCAAGCATACGAATTTAGAGGTGTTAGACCATTACGAAATGTTAGGGAATGGCCAGAAATGTTAGGGATTTTTAAAAATTAAAATAAAAATATTGATTATAATTTAAGGGTGTGATTTTTCTTGTCATACCCTTTTTTTATTTGACAACCTATTTAAAACACTTATATTTCTTAAACAATTTAACAATCAAATATTTTAATTTATGGCGACAAATGCAATGGATGCTGTTTTGGCTCAGTATGAAAAACAACAAAAGTCAAGTTCGTCTTCAGGCTCAAAGATGAGTCAAGACGAGAGAATGAAAAAATACTTCGCTGCCGTTCTTGGCGATAAAGAAAATCAAGGACAAAAACGACTTCGTATTTTACCAACACCTGATGGAAGCTCCCCCTTCAAAGAAGTATGGTATCACGAAGTTCAGGTAGATGGAAAATGGGTTAAACTCTACGATCCTGGTAAAAACGATAACGAGCGTTCCCCACTTAACGAGCTTTATGAGGAACTTAGTTCAACGGGTAAAGAAGCGGATAAAAAACTTGCGAGTTCTTATAGGTCAAGGTTATTTTACATTGTAAAGGTAATTGATAGAGATGCTGAGCAAGATGGTCCGAAATTTTGGAGATTTAAACACAATTACAAAAAAGAAGGTATCTTGGACAAGATTATTCCTATTTGGAGAGCAAAAGGAGATATCACCGATTCTGAAAAAGGACGTGACCTGATATTGGAACTTACCAAAACAAAGGCAAACAACGGAAAACCTTACACCGTTATTCAAGCGGTTATGTACGACGACCCACAACCACTTCACGAAGATGCTGATACCGCAAAATCTTGGTTGGAAGATGAGTTAACTTGGGCTGACGTATACTCAAAAAAACCTGAAGATTATTTAGAAGCAATTGCTCGTGGTGAAACTCCACGTTGGGATTCAGATGCTGGCAAATATGTCTATGGTGATTCATCAGTTGGAACAACATCAGTAGGTGGTTCCGCTTCAGTTGAAGATCCACAGTTAATGGACGCACCTGACGAGGATTTACCTTTTTAATTATTAACTTATAACTCTCAAGGACATTTTCAAAGACATTTTGTCCTTGAGAGTTTTTTTTAAAAAAAAAACAATGGACAAAATTAAGAACAAAATGTATGAGGCTCTTAAAAAGAAATACGAGAGCGAAATGTTGGACTCAGAAGCATCATTACTTGTTTATTTTACGAATCCTGTTGGTATCGGAGAACATCCGCAACATATTGAAGAAATGGACAAGTTAATTGAGAAACGAGCAAACGCAAAAGACAAGTTGGAAAACTTGGAACAATTTTACAAATACGAAATTTAATATGGCTTTAAAGAAGAAAGAGTTCTCATTAGAGACAATAAAAAATAAATACTCTACTAGTACAAAGTATAAACCGGAGTTGTATTACAACTGTGGTGAAGCCTTTATGGAGGCTTGTGGATTACCCGGTCCAGCAGCTGGGGCAATCAACATGTTTTTAGGTCATACAAATTCTTCAAAAACGACTGCTCTTATATTGACTGCGGCAGATGTCCAAAGAAAGGGGCATTTACCTGTTTTTATTATAACTGAAAGAAAGTGGAGTTGGTCTCACGCAGTCGAATTGGGTGTCAATGCACATCAAAAAGATGATGGAAGTTGGGATGGTGATTTTTTATTTAACGATTCGTTTGATTATATTGAACAGGCAACTGACTATATTAATGAATTGTTGGATATGCAAGAGGAAGGTACTTTACCTTATAACTTGGTATTTTTATTTGATAGTATCGGTAGTGTTCCGTGTAAAATGACATTTGAGGGTCGTGGAGGTAAAATGGCAAACGCCAGTGTGTTAGCTGATAAAATTGGTATGGGTATACATTCTAGGATAACAAAATCGCGAAAAGAAGATTATCCTTTTTATAACACTATGGTGATTGTAAACCAACCTTGGACTGATGTAGATATGACATCACCTATGTCTCAACCAGAAATTCGTGCCAAAGGTGGTGAAGCTATATGGTTGGCATCATCATTAGTTTTTTTATTCGGTAAACAAAAAAAGGCAGGTATTAATCATATTGATGCGACCAAAAATGGGAGAAAAGTTTCTTTTGCAATCAGAACAAGAATATCAATTTTGAAAAATCATATAAACGGTCTCGGCTATAAGGATGGTAAAATTTTGGCAGTTCATAATGGTTATATTTCAGACACTAAGGAGGCTCTTGATAAATACAAAAAAGAGTATTCAGATTATTGGGTTCAAAAATTGGGCGGCGGAGATTACAATATTGAAGAAAGTAATGATGATATTTTTGAAGAATAAAAAGTAGTATTTTTTATACTTTTTTAAATTTATCAGATATTTATTAATATGGGAAGAAAAAAAATTAATGATGATAAGAAGAAGGTTAAGATAGCAGTTTCTGTTGACCCTGAATTACCTGAATACTTTAAAGACAAGTCAATTAATCTTTCTTCCCTCGTTAATAAATTATTGAAGGATTATGTTAAAAATGGAGACAAAAGTTTGTAGTAAATGTTCTGTTGATAAACCATTATCGGAATATAATGTATGTTCTAGAGTGAAAGATGGGAGAAAGGCTGAATGTAGAGAGTGTCAAAGAATAGGAAGTAAAGAATATAAGATTAAAAATAAAGAAAAAATAAAAGAATACAATTCTAAATGGAATTCCGAAAACAAATCTTATTATCAAGAATATCGTAAAATATGGGAGGTTAATAATTATGATAAAGTTTTAGAAAAAAGAAAAAGATTCAAAGAAAAAAATCCTAATTATATTAACAATTATAATAAACAACGGAAAAAAGAAGATATCTTGTTCAATCTAACTTGTAGTATGAGAAATCAAGTAAACAGGATTGTTAAATCGGATAATTCTAGAACTACTGACATAATTGGATGTTCCCCCCAAGAATTAAAAGAACATTTAGAAAAACAATTTGTAAGTGGTATGACTTGGGAAAATAGAAATGAATGGCACATAGACCACATAATTCCTTTATCATCCGCTAAAACAGAAGAGGAACTATATAAATTATGTCATTACACAAATCTTCAACCTTTATGGGCGGAAGATAATTTGAAAAAAAGTAACAAAATTATTGTTGAACAATTAAAAAAATAACAAAGTGACTAAAACATTACTCGTAGATGCAAATAATTTGCTCAAGATAGGATTCTATGGGGTTAAAGAGTTTTACCACAAAGGTGAGCACATCGGAGGTATTTATCATTTTTTAAATACCCTCCGTAAATTCATAGAAGAACAAAATTTTGATAAGGTAGTTGTAATGTGGGACGGTGACTCAAATTCATCCGCACGAAAATTAATATACCCCAAATATAAAGAACAAAGAACCTCAACGGAAACTGACCAAAAAAAGGAGTCTTTTTACAGACAAAAAGAAAGAATCAAACAATATTTGGAAGAAATGTTTGTAAGACAAATTGAGGTTAATAATAATGAAGCCGACGACCTTATATCATATTATTGTCAAATAGCAGAAAACGAACAAATAACCATCTTTTCAGGGGATAGGGATCTTACACAACTTATTTCAGGTAAGGTGTCAGTTTATTCACCCAACGCAAAAAAAACATATAAGATGGGTGATATGATTAAAAATAAGGAATTAGAATTTCCCCACTATAACATTAAAACAATCAAAATTTTATGTGGTGATACTTCAGATAATATTGATGGTATTAGATTACTCGGAGAAAAAACATTGGTTAAATTATTTCCCGAAATACTTGAAAATCCAATATCATTTAATGATATTTTATTAAAAGCAGAAACACTTTTAAAAGAAGATAAAGAAAATGTCGCACTTAAAAATTTACTTACAGGAAAAACAAAGGATGGTATATATGGTGAAGAATATTTTCAAATAAATGAAAAGATAATTGACTTATCTAACCCACTAATAACTGATAACGCAAAACAAATCGTCCAAGATTATTATAAAGAAACATTAGACCCTGATGGTCGTGGATATAAGAACTTAATTCGAATGATGATGGAAGATGGTTTGTTTAAATATCTACCAAAAAATGATAACGCTTGGGTTGAGTTTTTAAGACCCATTTTAAAATTAACAAGAAAAGAAAAAATCAAATTCAAAAACCAAAAAAACAAATTATGAAAGAGCAAGAAATTACAAAACTTGAATTCCTTTTGAAGGTCAATGACAACATTATTGTCCAAAGATTTTTTAACGTCAGGGGTTATAACCCAAAGGCTAAAAATTCAATCGATCTGCATGAATTTATTGAGGAGTTTATTACAGAATTTCGTGAGAATCTTAGAGTTAGAACTGCGACTTATATGATGGATAATCAATATGAGATTTTTGAAAACCCTGATATTATGGAAACTTCATTTTTGGATGGACCGGAAAAATTTACATTAACCATTAAAAATGGTGAAAACATTCTTTATTCAAGGTACATGGATGCGAAGGTTTATCCTCCAAAAGTTAGATACACAGTCGATCTTCGACCAAAATTAAAACCCATTCTGACATCCCTAACCGAGATTTTTTCAACAAAAAAATTAAGTTTTGATTATATGAATTATAGTTTGGATGTGTAATATTTATCAATACATCAAAGATAAAATATATGGCGACAGAGAAAAATTTTGAATATTTAGGACAAACATTTCAGTTACAATTACTTAACCAACTTGTCATTGATAAGGAGTTCGCCCATTCTATTATTGATGTTATTGAACCAACCTATTTTGAAAACAAATACTTCAAAATCATTTTACAAATGATTAAAGAGTATTTCAAAAAGTACGAAGCATCACCATCGTTTGAAACGATAAACCAAATTACAAGAAGCGAATTACCTCAAGAAACCGTTGCAAAGGTTGTGATTGACACAATAAAAAAAATCAAAGATATTAACGTTGAAGGACTTCAATTTGTTCAAGAAAAGGCTTTGAAATTTTGTAAGCAACAAGAAGTTTCAAAAGCCATGACAAAGGCTCAGAAAATCATTGATGGTGGTGAGTTTGAAAGTTATGACACAATTGAGGAATTATTTAAAAATGCGTTACAAGTCGGAGAAAGAGAAATTTCACTTATGGATGTTTTCTCAAACCTGGACGATGTTTTAAACGAGGATTATAGACATCCAATCCCTATGGGTGTTCCAGGTATTGATAGGTTATTAAAAGGTGGATTGGCTAAAGGTGAGATTGGTGTTATACTCGCCCCGACAGGTGTTGGAAAAAGTACCCTACTCACTAAGATAGCAAATCACGCATTTAATTTGGGTTATAATGTACTTCAAATATTTTTTGAGGATAACCCAAAGATAATTCAAAGAAAACACATCGTATTATGGACAGGAATCCACCCTGACGATTTGACCGTAAAAAAGGATGAAGTGATACATAAAGTAAAAGAAGTTGAAGGATCAATGAAAAATAAACTAATTTTACAAAAATACGCTTCAGATACGTTATCTATGAACCAGATTAAAAATTCAATAAGAAAATTAATTGCCGATGGTCAGCAAATTGATATGGTTTTACTTGATTATATTGATTGTGTTTTACCTGATAGGCAGTTAGAAGATGAATGGAAGTCGGAAGGTTCGGTTATGAGAGGATTTGAAGCGATGTGTCACGAATTAAGTTTGGCCGGATGGACCGCAACTCAAGGCAATCGGTCAAGTATCTCCTCCGAAGTTGTTACCACAGATCAAATGGGGGGTTCTATTAAGAAAGCTCAAGTTGGTCACGTTATTATATCAGTTGCTAAGACATTACAACAAAAGGAAATGAAATTGGCAACAATCGCCATTACAAAATCTCGTATCGGAGATGATGGTATAATCTTTGAAAATTGTAAATTTGACAATGCGATGCTTGAAATAGATGTTGAATCATCTACAACATTCTTGGGTCATGAAGAAAACAAAGAGGAAGAACGTCGTAAAAGAATGAAAGAATTGATGGATAAAAGAAAAGAAAAAGATCAAAAATTAAATTAATTATGGAACAAATTTTAAAAGAAAACCCCAACCGTTTTGTTATATTTCCCATCGAGTATCACGATATATGGGAATTTTATAAAAAACATCAAGCCGCATTTTGGACTGCTGAAGAAGTTGATTTGAGTGGTGATATCAGAGATTGGGAAATGTTGTCTGATAACGAAAAGTTTTTCGTTAAAAATGTATTATCATTTTTTGCGGCTTCTGACGGAATTGTCAATGAAAACTTGGCAGAAAACTTTTATAGGGAAGTACAATACCCCGAAGCTAAATTTTTCTATGGTATTCAGTTGGCAATGGAAAATATCCATTCTTTAATGTATTCATTATTGATTGATACATATATTAAAGATCCAAATGAAAAATTGGAATGTTTCCGGGCGATTGAACATCTCCCCGCAGTTCAAAAGAAGGCCAATTGGGCTCTTAATTGGATAAACAACGCATCTTTTCAAGAAAGATTGGTAGCGTTCGCAGCGGTTGAGGGTATTTTCTTTTCAGGTTCATTCTGTTCCATTTTTTGGTTAAAATCACGAGGAATAATGCAAGGATTATGTAACGCAAATGCCTTGATTTTTAAAGATGAAAATTTACATTGTGATTTTGCAATACATCTATTCAATAATCATTTGGAAAATAAAATTTCAGAAAAAAGAATTAAAGAAATTTTGTTGTCGGCACTTGAAATTGAAAAAGAATTTATTACCGAATCATTACCAGTTTCATTAATTGGTATGAACCAAAACCTAATGAAACAATACTTGGAGTTTGTTGTTGATGGACTTTTGGTTAAATTCGGTTGTCAAAAACAATTCAATGTGGAGCAACCATTTAAATTTATGGAGCAAATTGCAGTTGAAACCAAAGGTAATTTCTTTGAAAGTAGAACAATTGAATACCAAAAAGCAAAATTGAACGAAGCAATTTCGTTTGATGAAGATTTCTAAAATTTAAAATTTTAAACCTATGTCACTTACAATAATTAAAAAAGGTGGAGAAGAAGTTGCTTTCAATCCAACCAAAATATATAACAGAATAAAAAAAGCTGCTAAATCTCTGAATGTTAATTCAGATGAAATATTCATTAAGGTAATCACATCAGTTCCAACTGAAGGAAAAATTACAACAAAAGATTTGGATAAGTTGATATATGAGATATCTGCATCATATACTGGTAGTCACTATGATTACAGTAGGTTGGCAGCAACAGTTGCAATATCTGCTTATCATAAGGAAACCAATCCAAGTTTTTCAGAAGTAATGGAGACCTTAAATAAGGAAGGGATTATCAATGATGATTTGATTTTAACTATTAAAATTTATGGTAGAGAAAAAATTGACCAAGTAATCAATCACGAACTTGATTATAACTTTGATTATTTTGCGTGGAGATCTTTACAAGAAATGTATCTAACAAAAAATTCAAGCGGAAAGTCAATTGAAAGGCCACAACACATGTATATGAGAGTTGCGCTTTGGGTTACAAATTCCTTTGAGGAGGCTATTGAATATTATTATTCCTTGTCAAATCAATTAATTTCACCGGCAACTCCTATTATGATTAACGCAGGAACTAAGGTTCCTCAGTTAGCGTCTTGCGTTTTGCACTATAATAATGATGATTCAAGAAAAGGACTTTTGGATACACTAAAAGACATCTCAACTTATTCATCTGACGCAGCTGGTATCGGTCTATGTATGAGTAATATCAGATCAAAGGATACAAGAATTTCATCATCAGGTGGATTTGCTGGCGGACTTTTGAAGTATCTTAAAATTGTCAATGAATCGTTAAGATTTTTCAATCAACAAGGCAGAAGACCAGGTAGCGCGGCCATTTATATTGAACCTTGGCACAAAGATATTTTTGACCTTTTGGATATTAAAAAAAATACAGGTCCTGAGGAGTTAAGGGCAAGAGATCTTTTTACTTCTTTGTGGTTACCTGATAATTTTATGAGGGCGGTTAAAGAAAACTCACCTTGGTATCTTTTCTGTCCTGATGACATATTAAAAGCGGGTATCAAACCTTTGCAAGAATGTTATGGTGAAGAATACGAACAAAATTACAATAAGGCGGTTAGCTTAGGTTTAGGAAAAAAAGTAAGTGCTCAAGAACTTTGGTATAAAATAATTGAATCTCAAATTGAAACAGGTGTTCCTTATTTATGTTCTAAAGATAACGCAAACAAAAAAACCAACCATCAAAACATTGGTGTAATAAAACAATCAAATCTGTGTAATGAAATTTATCAATATACAGACGAACAAACAACCGCTATATGTACCTTATCATCTCTAATTCTAAAGAATTTTATTGAGGATGGCAAGTTCAACTTTCAAAAGTTATTTGAACAAACTAGAAAAATTGTCAGAGCTTTAAATAAAGTGATTGATATTAATTTTTATTCTACTGAAAAGGGTAGAAAAGGTGGTTTAGAGCAGAGAGCAATTGGAATTGGAACTCAAGGGTTGGCCGATGTGTTTTATTTATTGGATTATGAATTCACGTCAGAAGAAGCAAGAAAATTAAA